AACCTGAAGTCAACATAGATGGTCAGATCATCGGTGGCCATATGCGTATTAAAGTTTGGAAAGAACTTGGCAATAATGAAGTCGAATGTAATGTACCTGACCGGTTAATGACTCCTGAGGAAGTTGATGAAGCGTGTATTCGATTCAACAAGAATACCGGTGAATGGGACTGGGACTTACTCGGAAATGAGTGGGAAGTACAAGATCTTTTTGACTGGGGATTTACAGCTGATGATCTGCATTTAGACAAAGATGAAATTGATGGTGAAGATAAGCCCAAGAAAGAGAAAGAATGCCCGCATTGTGGAGAGAAGCTCTAGACAGTTATACCCAGATTTGAGTATAACCCGGAATAATGAGATTTATGAAGTTTAGAATGTTCAGAAGCTGTAAGTACTTGGAGATTTTCAATTCGATTATCTTTTGGATTCCCATTTATATGATGGACATGCTCTCCTTTTTCTATTTTCCTTCCAATATGTTGCTCCATGATATATCTATGTTCATAGACTCTCTGTTTGTTAACTTGAATTCTCTTCCGAATATTAGGAGTTTTATCAGCTCCTTCGTCCTTAAATCCAAAGTTTGTATCACCCCTTTTCATTGCTTCTGTCTTGCAAATCATAGAACAATATTTTATTCCATTTTTCTTAGATTTCAAAATGCTGGGTTGAACATACATTTGATTATGGCAAATAGGACATTCATAAGTAGTACCATTCTTTCTCAAACTGCCTACAGAATGATATTTAGAAGAGCATACTGGGGAACAAAACTTTTTAAGCGGCTTTTCGCAAGGTCTAACATAAATTTCTTTATTGCAATGCAAGCATGTGATTTTCTCGCCATTTTTTCTACCTACAAACTTGCATTCGTTAGAACAAAAAACTCTCTGTGTACCATTTGTTTTAAATCCACTAGGTTTTTTACAGACTGGGCAAATATTCATAAAAAGGAATTCCAATGGATAAAATCATATCAAAGATAGTAAAAGAAAACAAGAAGGAAGGTAAATCTTTGAAAGGTTTACAGAAAGCTGATAAGAAACGCGACAAAGTCTGCGATTACGGTAAAGAAATGATGAAGAAAAAGAAGAAATAGGAAATGAAATGGCAGAAGCCTGGATTCCTCCTCCCGACGTTTCCGACGTATTTTTCAAGTATAAATGTTGTATCACTGATATTGCTCGTGCTTTAAACATCCATAGAGATACATTTTACGTTCATCTTAAATCTGATCCAGAACTGAAAAAGAAGTTTGATGATGTGCAACAGTCGTTGGCTAATGAATGGCTTGATCAAGCAGAAAAGAACGTTTGGTATTCTCTAGCACTAGGAAAGGATAAGCCAGGTCATGGTTTAAAAGCTGCGATGTATGTTCTTGATAAGAGAGGTAAAGATCGAGGATGGGGTGAAAGTACAAATAATCAGGAAGCCTTTGCACCAAGACTAGATGCAACGTTTAATTGGTTTGAAGAGCAGCAAGCAGCCTATTCAGCCCGTAAAATGGCCGAAACAAGCAACATGAACGAAAGTAAGTCATAATGATTAACTGGCGTAGACATAGCATTGGGAGGCAGATTCTCGAGGGTTTTAGTCATTTCATTAAGCATATCAATCAATTCCTTCTTTGTTGGTCTTGGCGCATCGGAATGCTCTATAATTTCTTCCTTTAGTTTGACTAGGATCTCGTTGCCCTGGTCATCTACACGTATGAAGTTCTCCCATCGAATAGCGAAGCATTTCATAGCTTGGCCTGCATCAACGGCTATCTCACCGCACTTACAGGCTACATAATCGGTATCATGTAGGCTCTCAACTGTGCTTAAACATAATTTACATTTGGCTCTATTGATCATGTGAGCTATCCTAACGCCTTGACAATATATCGTCAAGCGTGGTATTATATAGGCAAATGAAGAGGAAATTATGACTTATGATGATATTGTTAAAGTTACTTGGTCAATCGTAGGTATGTTATTTATACCTACAGTATGTGTCGTCATGGTAAATAAAGGGAGAATAATCGATCTTATTTATAGAGAAAAACTTGAGCAAGTTGAGTTAAATCAATGTGGTTTTGAGACACGAAGGCATGCAGCATATGTAAATAAACTTCAAAAAATCTATTGTCTATGCAAAGAATTAAACATTGACGAAGGATTTTATTTTGACTTAACGACAAAGGTAAAAGACGAATTGAATTATGCTAGACTTAGACTTAACACTGAGCTTGGCAATGAACTTATTGAAGAAATTAATAAAAAGAATAAGGAGACTATTCCATGACTACCTTATACGAAAAGGATTTTTGTGCTTGGAGTGAGCAGCAAAGTAAGCTGCTTTTGGATAAACGATGGGATGAAATCGACATAGAACATTTAGTGGAAGAGGTTATAGATTTGAGAAGTTCTACTAAACATGCGCTTCGGAGTCATTTAAAAAATCTCATTATGCATCTCTTGAAATATACATTTCAGCCCGAACTAAGAAGTAGATCTTGGTCTTGTTCCATAGCAGAAGCAAGAGAACAAGTAGAGGATATATTGGAAGAAAACTCAAGTCTTAAGAGAACGCTTCCAGAAATTTTATGTAAAACTTATGAAGCGGCCTCTAGAAAGGCAAGTAGAGAAACAGGAATTGATATTCGAACTTTTCCTAAAGTATGTCCATGGACAATAGAAGAGATTTTAGACACAAAACACGGAGAATAAGATGCCTATATTTGTAGCTGTTATCTGTTTAATAGCTTTAGTTTTTTGGATAATTAAAGGCGAAAAGGAAAACTCTGCCAAAGACTTTATCGATTTTGGCTAGATTTTATTTACTGAAGTTTCAGCTGTACAAATTATACATAGACCAGGACCATTTGCTGATTCATATGAACGCGAAAGAGTAAACAATTTCAATATGCAACAAGAGCAAATGCAGATGCAAAGAGAGCAACTACAAATCCAAAGACAGCAAATGCAGAATCAGCAAAATATGAATAATTACATTAGATACGGGTGGTAATAAAATGATATGGTTACTAGTCCCATTAGTTTATTTCGGATCAATGTGGATACTTAGAGACAAAGATGAGATTATTTACTAAGTTCTTTATCTAATATCTCTAGATTCTTTATCACACCAGGAAGATTTTCATTTGAAGCTTCCTGGATTACATTCAAATAATGTTTTCTTAATACTGGACTTTTGATTACTCTATGCAACAACTCGCCTGCTTTAACTAATCCGAAGCTTCCTGCTGCTGCGCCTACAGTCGCTGCTGCTACTTGAGGATATCCGAAGAACAGTTCTCCAGCGACTGTAGCTGCTAGATGAGATGGTATCTTGCCTTTATGTCTATCTAGAAAATTACTTACCTTTTTACTTTGTGCTATTGCTGCATAGCCCTGATTGGCTTCTTGCCATTCTTTAAGAAATGCTGGATTACCTTTGCCGTAGTCTTGTATAGTATTACGTACCTCATCACGTAACATATCATAACGCTTACGGAGAACTTGTCTTTCGCCCTTGTTCAGCTCATCGAAAAGCTTTTTAGCATTCAGCCTTTCATTGATATCATGGTAAGACTGTACAAGATCCTCTGTGAGCATTCCACCGCCCGAAGCCTTAGCCTTCAATTCTTGCAGAGGAATAAGAACTTCATTCTTTGTAGGAGTGCTCACACCTTTACTTAACTCTTGTTCGACTTTCTCAAGATTGTTCAAAAGCTTATTTGTAGGGACTATATCGCCTTGAGGAATAGCTCGTTTTGATTGCTGGTATTTCTCCGAAATGTACTGATCAGCTGTTTTCTGGCCCATCATTCCAGTCAGGAATAACATTCCCATCTCAGTAGCCGTTTTAGTCTTTGGTCCTGCACCATAACTTTCTGCTACTTCTCCAGTTCCTTTGACAGCGGCAGCTTTTACTGCTGCCTTTGGTAGGTTTTTACCTAATGCACCAAGAAAAGATACAAACTTTCTTGGATCACGAGCAGGGATAGCTAGTGCTCCAGCTAAAGAAGCTATTTCATCGCTAAATTCTTCTCCAGGTCCTTGGGCTTTTGTGTATCCTTTTGTGTATTGCTCAGAAAATTGCTTTACATCCTCGCTGGTAGGGAGTTTCTCCAAACCCTTTCTTCCTAGCTCTTGTAGTTCATTAGGCTTGCCAGTGGGCACATGTGGAAGTTTATCAGCCATAAATTGGACGAACTTAACAAAGTCACCTGGAAATCCAACGACCGTTTCACCTATTCTAGATCCAGTACGTGCTGCATGGCGTTTAAAAGTATCAAAAGCGGTAGATTCTGTAGGCGACAAATATTTGTCTAACTCTAAAGGTTTAAGGGGCGCTTGTTGTTGCGTTGGCTGATCTCTTTGAAGCGAATCTTGTATCATGTACTTGCTAAGATCGAGTGTCATTGGAAGATCAATCCTTGTTGCTGTGCTTGAGGAATTAAATGAGCAGGGATCTCATATGCTTTTCCATCTGGGCTATACATCTTTATCTTTTGACTGTGTTTATCCAAGACATTATCAATACCTTCACGGAATTTATCTTCAATATCCATGATCTTGTCAGCAGTTCTTTCTTCAAGAAGAATGCTCATGTTTGCCGGTTTTTTACCGCCAGTTTCCTTAAGGATACTCTTATATTCCTTATATCGTACTTTTTTAGCTTCGTTTAAAAGTTTACGATTACGAATGATTGCCGCACGACCTTCTTTGCTATTCAGCAGGGTAGGAATGGTTTTTAAATAACTCTGAATCTCATAGTTTGTGATTCTCCCACCTGGGAATATATCTCTAGCATCACGGATAAAGTCTGTCTCAAGTTTTCTGTATTCTTCAGTGTCTGGGTTAGAGAGAATACCAATTGGAAGACCAATTTTATCTAACGATGCTATCATTAACGGGGTTGAGACTTCGTCTTTTTTGGAAAGTTCTTCCATCCTATCAAGACGGACATCTTCATTGCGAGCTGTAGCAAAGTCTTTTTCAATAGTTGTAGCCAGTTCGGAAACTCTTTTAGCTTCTAGTTTTTCTCCTTCGGCTTCAAACAATGGCTTCTCTGTTTTCTCACGAAAGATAGTCCTTGCTGTTGCAGGTGAACTTGTTTCGGCTCTTTCTGCGGATTCTTCATCAGAAAATCCAGCGTCTTTGTAGATTTGGAAGACTTCTTTCTTTTGTCTTTCTTGTTTGCGTCTGTCAATTTCCGCTTTAGCTGGTTCTTTAAAGCGTTTCGTACCAAGTAATTGCTGTAATTTATCATCTGATAAGGTGCCCAATCCACCACCTGAACGTTGAGAAGCGCCCATTCTATCTTCTGAATCCATAGGAAGTTCATCAACTCCAGATTGCTGCATTCCTGTCGATCTTCTATCACCCATGACCTGATTAAGATAATCTTGCTCTTGCTTAGTCTGGAAAGCTTGTTTAAAAGCTTCTTGTCTGGTCTTAGGATCTTGAATACCTGAGAAATCCTGGCCTGTAAGTTGTCTTAAGGCAGCATTCTCTTGCTGCATCTGCTGCTGCGCTCTTTGTTGTTGCAGGTGACCTTGAATAGCATTTATACCACCTTCAGTGAGGCCACCTACAATACTTTGTGCGAAGCTTCTAGGTCTATTTTCGTCGATTATCTGTACCATATATCTCCTAATAACCGTAAGCTGCTGGATTCATCCGAAGCTCTTGATTGTAGCCTTGTGTTAAAGGTGCATTATGAGCTGGTGCAGTTCCCCAGCCACCACCGCCACCAAATATACTTGTGGCACCTTGTATAGCCGATTGAGGAGATCCTCCACCCAAAGCAGAAGTAATCAATCCTGGAACGGCGCCACCTAACTGTCCTACCAAGCCAGCCCAAGGGCTTTCTTGCTTTTTGATTAAACTGCGTTCGTATGGCCTATTGCTTAATAATTGTTGGCTCATAGTATGTAAATCGCTTATAGCCTGTCTTTGAAGGCCTTGACGCTGTGATTGAAGTTGTCCTGCGAAATCTGTGGCAGCTTGATTTACTGTATTTTGAAATCCACTAGAGCGTCTAGCACCTGAACCCATACCACTAAAGCGCGAGGCTAGATTTCCTTGAAGACCTGCGAACTGCTTTAAAGCCGGTGCCTCCATCTCATCAAATAGAGATTGATCTCCACCTGCAAGCCTTGATAAATATGAACCTTCACCAGCATTACCTAAGGACTGCGAAAATAGTTCAGATTGCTCAGGAGTATATTGGGCTATTTGTCCCATCTTATAGCCTCTAGGAATCTTATCCCCAGCCCATTTAGCCGATGCTGTTGGGCCTACATTTCCGCCGGTTGGTCCTCGGCTACCAGTCAATGACGTCATTGTTCACCTCTTAATTCAAAATACATACTTATGGAAAACTTATCCATTCTAAAACAACCGTTCCTAAAGTTAAAGATGGTTCACCACCACCAGAAAGAAATACTATCTGGGTGGGCGTTATATAGAATGAGATTTGGCCAGCGATAGCGACATTGCTTCCGAATATAAATCCATACCAATTAGTTCCATCGGTATAAGCGCCATAAGCTCGGGTAAATCTAGATATTCTAGAGAAATTAATTCCATGGTTTATTGGTGAAGTACTTGTCACATCATAAACTTGTCGCAATCCTTGTTGCTTTTGGTTTTTTGTTATAAACCACGACTCGCCATTAATGGCAGGCTTATTGACTGTAAAAATCCCAATGATTCTAGCGTTTACGCAGCTGGCTGTTTCGAGATAACTGCGGTCTAATTCTTCTTTTAACGACGAGATATCTTCAGGAAATTGCCATGTTGTCCGCAGGAAAGCCACTTGATTAGCGATATTGCTACTCATGCTAAGACCATACTTGGTGAAACATCAATGATGAATCCATGAAGTTCAATTTCTGCGAATTGATTTAGTGGTGAAACCTGTACAATTGAACCACCTGAATCATAAGCAGTGAATGCCGTAGAGTCCACGTTAATGGTTACATCTGTAGAAGTGGAAGAAAGTACACTGTAGTTGTTATTTGCATCTTCCGTATAATTTAGCTCTGTAGTGCCTACAATTCCAGATATCCTAACAAGTTGTCCTGCTGAAAATTCACCAGTTGTAGTTATTATCGTCGTTGTTCCTAATGTTACACCCGTAATGGAGAATGATGACCCTGAAATATCTAGAGAGCGCATTTGGGAATCGGAAAGGCTAAATCCTAGTTGAATCGTATCTCCAAGCAGAGAAGTGCTTATTCGATGCCAAATCTGTTCTTGCTCAGGACTTGTGACCATATTCAAGTTGATATTAGCTGGTGTAAGTCCTAAATTAGTGCTTTCAGGACACGTGTAAAGAACAGTGCTATACACCAAACTATTGTTAGTAGATCCTGCGGCTGGTTCTATAGGGCCTAAATTATATGCGCCTGTCGAATTCTGACTAAGAAATATCAAGAGTTGAATTTGGCTTTTTGGTGTAAAGGACATTAAGTATTGTTGTACGCCAATACGCGTCTTTCTACCCATATCCCAAGCCACAGGAAACTGTTTGGTTTGTATTAGAGGAATATACATTCTCGTAATATACCCACCACCAAGATAAGTGCCTGTGGATATTGGAGGATTTAGGGAAAAGGTGTTTGTGGTTAGGGCTAGAATAGAGAATATTTTGTTATTTACTTGAGCCCCTATTGTCCCGAGTGCACCTGAAATAATGATATAGTCGCCAGTATTTAGATTATAATCAGGTGAAGTTATCACACCTGAAGTTATATCTTGTATATATAATGACGTTCCTTCATCCGTTCCGTCATCTCGAACCATAACAAAGCCCTGCTGATTACCTGCTATCACTTCAGGTTGTTCAAGAGTGTTAACGCCAGCACTCCAGGGATCATTCCAAACTGACCAAGAAGGATAAACAGTTCCTACTGTAGCCCAAGTGAAACCTGTGCTTTTTCGGAATTGCCCATAAGCAGTATAGCTTTCATAGAATATAGCCCAAGAATTATCCCTGTAGTTATATTGTAGGGTCTGATTTGGAAACTTATATTCTATTTGATCAGCTGGATAAGTGAAATATACCCATTCATTAATAAAGTCTCTTTGTGCTGTAACACGTTCTGCACCATTATTAATCAAACTGATCTGAAAGACTTCATCTGGTATATCTAGGTCGATTCTTTTTGCAACAGTTTGATTAGTAATGATAAAACCACGATTTCCTCGCGTGAGAACGCCTTCTTCCATATTAATAACCGAGAAAGTACTTGATGATCCTAACTCGGAATTAACTGTGAAGAAGTTGAAAGGCACGACATCATTACCCGTATAAACTAAACGTGTTTGAAATCCTCCATCAAAACCAAGGATAAGAACATCGGAATTTGCCGAAGCTGTTAAGATAGGAGCATCAAAACCAGCCTGAATGAATCCACCAAATCCCGTGACATCTTCGAAATATGCAGCAGCAGAAGCAGTCTGATTTATTGGCACAAGGATTTCATTAAATACTGTCGTCGCAGAATCAACATCGCCTGTAAATGATGCAGTATAATACGGTGTACCATTTTGGCTATAAATAACAGTGTCTTGTAGGTATATTGGAATTGCACCAACTGATGATGTCTGGATCACAGGTCCTATAAACAAAAGTCTATCTTTGAATGGCAGTATTATCCTAGCGCCTACTAAGTAATAAATAGCTGCTGGTGCATCCCCTATTGAATAAGCACTCTGAGAAAGGGGAGGGGCAAAGTTTACCCATCCTTTCATGCCATTATATACCGGAGCCGTAGCACTTCCATTAGTAGGATCTCCGTCATACCAGCGGATACCATCTAAAGTGGAATCAGCGCGATTTGTTAAGTATTGAGCTATGCCACCGGTGCCATTTGTGGCTAATGTTGCATTAGGGAATGTGACAATAATGTTATTGGCATCAGTAACAGTTGTCACATAGCCAGTTTGAAAGTTAATTCCTGTTGTAGTTGAAACCTCATTGATGAAAACAAAGTCGCCAACGACTAACCCATGTCCTGTTATCTGTAAAGATGCGGTAGTAGGGGTTAGAACAGTTACAGTGATTATAGCCTTGAACTGCATACCGATGTTAGTCGTATTGAAAGGAACAGTAATGCCATTAGTAGCCCAGAGTGCTCCTTGATAATTTACTGTCCAGAACTGCTGATAGTCTTGACCGTTCCACCAGGTAGAAGTGACTGTGGCTTTTTGAACATAGTTAGTGTAAGTACCTGTCGGAGGATTCTTGTAGAAGCTTACGTCATATATGGTATATGGAAATGATGTGCTTATGTTGTAAGAATAATCCGTATCGAAGGCTAAGGTTCCTGGATATTGATTCGTTGTTAAAATTAGATCTTCAAGACCCATTACCGGTAGTGTAGGATAATAGATAACGGCAGTGTTTGCAATAGATCCTGTGATCGTTAAAACACCTGTAGTCCTGTTTAGGGTACCTGTACCAGAGCTATTTGTTGTTAAAGCAACGGGGTTAGCTCCTCCGCCATCAACAAAGATATCTGTATCAATAATAAAAGATGCTTTCGCAGTAGCGATTGGTATAGGTAAAATTGTAACAACTAGATTGCCAGCTACATCAGTAGTTCCAACATATCTAGATAACCTACCTAATAACGATGTGCCCCTTTTTCTCTTGACACGACTGCGCCATTGGTAGGCGTTAATAAGTGTAGGAAAGTTGTCATTATCAATGTTAAATGCTGTAACATCTTTACGTAATCCTCGACTGATAGGCCCTACGACAATTTTATTAGGCATTAAACACCTATTGCCATCCAATAAAATGAAGTAACATTTCCAGAAGAGCTTGTAGATATACTGAAACCAGTACTACCGCTTGTTCCTGTTCTAATGGCAGATGTTAGATCTCCCAATGATGAGGTTACTACTGCGCTTACAGTAAGACTAAATGCTGGGCCAGAAGAAAATGCAACAGGATAAACTATAGCTGTATTTCCTTGATTAACAACTGGTGTTATAAATCCATATTGAAAAAGAAGGCCTCCTGGAAGAAAAGTCCATCCACCTATATTATTCCCATTATAATTGGTATCTGTACCAAATGTAGCAAAAGAAGCGGCTATTGTTCTTGTTAACTGATATTCGTTCGCTGTCGCATCAGGACGGTAAAAGAGATTTGTTACTGCACTTGCTGTTCTTGTATAGATGCTTCCTTCGCCTGAAACACCGGGTGGCAATGCTATACCTAGTGTTTGCAAAGAGCGAGCCCGTATTACTTTATGTTTACCACCTGAAGATTGATTGAAACCTACATGATCAACATTAATGATATTTGCGGTACTTATGTTATTGCTAAGCATTCCAGGCTGATCCACAGAGGGATTGTTCCCACTAGCAGGAATAGCATTATTGAAAGTGAAAGTCATAGAGTTCCTCCGGTGAAACCTGTACCATTTACACCATGCCCAAAACCTTGGGAATAGATTGTTTCTGTTCTATTGTTAGTCCATTGCCTTTGACTGCGTTTCCAAACTAGCAGCTCCTGTTCTCTGAATAAAGGTTCATAGAACTGGAATTGTTCGATATCTCCAGTATCTGAAAGTATCTTTCTAGCAGCACCACGAGCTATATATTCGGACATATATCCAAAAGGAACTGCCGCTGCAGTATTCAAGAATGCAGCAGGAGAAAGATAAGCATCTATTTCAACCAAATATTGTTTGTCAGGTGGGCTACGAAGAGTTAATGTGTTGTTATAATACAACATACCTCTAGGTAATCCTGTTTGGAAGTAGTAGCACTGAACACTGATATTTTGACCTGATGGTATAGCAACAGGGAAGGTTACCTGTATTTCACCTGTCAAATAGTTAATCACATTATTTAGACTCGAGGCACTTCCTGATGAGGTATAGGGTGTAAAAGCTGATGAGTCTACGTTAATTGTGAATGAAGTGGGAGAAGATGCTGTGATGATATAAGAATTCCCGTTTAATTCAGTCATACCATTTACACCGTCTATATGGACTGTCTGGCCAATCTGAAAGCCGTTTGCAGCAGTAACAACAGCAGGATTTGCTTGAGTTACGTTTGTGATCACTGCTACAGTGCTGTATCCACCAGGTAAGGTTGAATATCCAAATGGAGCGGTTCCTGGTGTCATCAGGAGACCATAGTTTGGGAAACTAATGCCGTTATCTAAGAATTGACCTGAATCTGAAACTACAACGTTATTTCCATTCTCGTCTAATGTGGTTATATAAACTGCAGCGTCAATGCTTGTTGAAGGGATCAGAGTATTCAATGTATTTCCCGACGGTGGATCTTGGTTAGCTCCTGTAGCAACTATGCCTGATATATCAACGTGACCTCTTAAAAGTCCTTGTAAAGGAGGATTAGGAGGCGAAGTATTACCTATGATTGGAACTTGCAGGGTATAAGTAGTACCTCCATCTCCTGTTCCAACCACTATATTTTGTACAATGTTTGGCCAAAGATTAAAAAAAGAACCTTTTAAAGTCTGTAAAGGGACTTGAACTCCATTTACATAAGCTGGCGATGTGAATCCTTGATAAACAGGATAGAAATTGATATTCTGACCACCTTGTTGTGTTTGAACATCATATAAGGGCATGTTGTATCGATCAACAGCAGGGGACGTTTGAAAGCTATATTTCGTTTTCAAATCAAACAGTTGCATGCGAGCATCAACATCCATGATCCAAAAACGATTGATATAATCTATGATCAAATCATCAGTTATTACAGAATTTGAAGGACTTTTAATTATCCTACGGACGTAGGTGATCACATCTGATAATAAATTGATAACCCACCTCTATAACTTGGAATGTTTACTTGCGTGACATCTTCTACATAGCCAATTGACAATAAGTGGTTCACTATAGTTTTTGTGATGTCCTTCTGTTTTGCATTTTTTGTCGCACTCTTCGCATTTTTCATTTCTGACTAAAATTCCTTCTTCTATTGCTCTATGAACTCTTTGGTGAGCATTGTGTCTTTCTTTGTAGGTCTGTTGCCACTTCTTTACTGCTTTTCTGAATTTTTCCGGCTTCTTTCTTCGCCATTCAGCTTGTCTTAATCTTTCTTTTTCTCGACCCTCAATTGTTTCTCGAGTTATTTTTCTGCTAAGGGCTATTTCTTCTTTGTGCCTATAATATGACTCTCTACCCTGTCTTAAACGTTTTTCTCTATCTCGCCAAAATGTAAGCTTTGCCTTTTTTCTAAGTTTTTCTGTGTTTTGTTCTCTATATGCTTTAGCATAATTCATCACATACTTAGGATCATTTTTCCTTTGTTGATCACTTCTTTTCCGTATACATTCTTTACAGTAACTATTCAATCCATCAGTTTTCTGTTTATCTAACCCAAAACATTCAAAATCTTTATGTAGTCCGCACTTCTTGCATAATTGCACAATATCCTCCATTTAGGAAGATATTGTAACATCATAAAGCAAATTCATCAATCATGCGAAGCTATTAGCCCCCATAAAGATAGATTTTTTATTGCTTACAGGCCTAGCATCCAGACGTTGAATTGTCGTATCTACAGCAAGTGCACCATACATTTGACCAACAGTATCAACAGAAGTAACGACATTTTGTTGCATAATCAAACGATGATAAGAGCATTTTTTAATTTGCTCGGCTAGATATCTTGGACCCCATACAGGCTTGTTACAAGGAACTCTCCAGAATTCAGCTGGCATTCCACCGTAAGGACGTGTCCATAACTCGATCGTTTCGCCTATGATTTCTTTGTTTTCTGCGATAAATTGCACGTATTCTTTGTCAAAATTATATTGTGAGCGATAATCTTCGTTGAATCTGTCTTTAGCGCCACATGAAATGGTTTTCTCTGGTTTCAAATAGGTGTCTTTCATTTTAGAGATTTCAGAGCTAGCTAATTTAGTTTGGGGCTCTGTCTCTGGCTTAGGCGCATGGTTCATGCGATCTAAAGTCATTTCTTTAACGTTTTTGTCAAATGCATCGAACTGCGCTTGAGCTTTATCAAGTTCTTTTTCAGCGAGAGAGTTCGTTACTTTTGGTTTGTCTGTCATGATATTCCTTTATGGCGAAACATTTATAAAACTACCCTCTACATAGGTAATATTTTGACTTCTACCAGAACTATTAATTTGTCCGCCATTGCAATCGCCAATAGCTAATATTTGAGGTTGTGTATTTTGATGGTTGGTTAAAGTGGCAGTCCCACCACCTGTATAAGCACTAAATACAGCGCCATCTGCATTTATTGTAAGAGAGATGGGATTGGCAGCGAGAATTTGATAAGTGTTTTCGTTTAATTCAGTCATGCCTCCTACATCTGTTATTCGTATATATGCTCCTGTCAGGAATACGTTATTTGTCGTTAGTACTACAGGATCAGCTTGAGTAGAATTTGTTATTGTAGAAACATAAGGGTTAGTTATAAACGCATCTACATTTGTAGAATCGATCATAACAATTACTTGCGTGGTTGAAGGAATGCTAATGACATAGCCTTGAGTTTCGTTAAGCTGAAAAGATCCATAATCTACGGGAATGATAAGACGAATATTTTGACCAATTACATAATTGTGAGCTACGCTAGTCGTAATCGTAGTCGTATTTCCTCTTGTGATATCCGTTATAACAAAGCGACTAGGCTGATAAAAATCAGCATGAATCGGTAAATTCTGATAGGCAGGTATTGGGTAACTTAAAACTGTTCCAGTTGAAGCCATATTTCTCCAAAAAAAGGCCGGGATATTTAGTCCCGGCCAATTATTCAATTAAGGAATAGCAGGTTGATTCAAATCATGGAGAATAGCTCTCCAGTAAATGACATCTTCAGCAGTACCAACTAAAACAGATGAAGTCTGGTTAACCCCTGATCCATTACCGATGATAAAGCCTTGGCTTGTGTTATTCACAAAAGCACCTTTGATAGCAGGGCCATTGATTGTACTTACAAGCGTTGTGCCTATAGGTCCAAACTGTGGAGAAGGATACAATGGAGAGCCACTGTAGATCGCCACGCCACCTGTATTAACATCACCAACAGCAAGAATCTGTGCCCAATTTAGGCCAGGGACGCTTGCAACAGTTGGGTTGCTGTTAAAGGCTGTAAAGGCACTCGAATCAATGTTTACAATAACTGTATTGTAATCCGTGACCGCGATGACATACCCATAAACTGGTGAACCAGGAACGAGTGTATTTGGTAATGAATTCAATTCAGTTGTACCCCAGTTATAGCCTGAGCCGGCAGGGATACGGAATGCCACTTCTTGTCCAACGACAAAGTTATGAGCACTCGTTGTGTCAATTGTTGTGGTCGTACCAAGTGTAATTGCACTGATTACAGTTACTCCAGGGAAGTATATGTAAGGGTATAAAACCTTTTTAACTGTAGCGCCTGAAGGAGAACCTGAAAGAGCAGTATAATTAGACTGGTTAGTATTCCAAGGGATTGAAAAGGTTGTAGCACCTGTTACAGTCACTGTGAAAGGAATACCTGCGATTTGAGGCATACCAGTGGTTGAAGACTGATAAAGACCTTGAAACATAACTACATCGCCACTCTTTAAATTGTGGTTAGTTGTAGTTGTTACCACGCCAGCACTTGCCTTAGTGATACCACTAATAGCCAGAGTTGGCCCAAATTGAAGCATTTGTCCTGCTGCAAATGTGCTAAAACCACTAGCAATAACTGCATCAACTACTAAGTCAGGAGTTGCGTCGTAAACTTGTTCTACGGCAAATCCTTGGCCCATATTGCTATCCCATTTTGCAGATACAACTTTTTGTGTTGTAGGTGCTGTAAAAGTAGCTGTGTAGTTGATCATTTCAATATAATCAGGCTGGAAAGGCAGATTAATAATCTGTGCTTCGCCAGTTGAAATGAATTTTCCTTTTGCCATTTTATTATATTCGCTCATGTTACACCCCCAAATTGCTTAAGCGTGTGCTTAAGAGGTTTCTGATGGCTGTATCTTGAGTGATCGCTTGCGCTTGAGCAAACTTGACAGCAAGAGTAGCGTTTTGTGCTAACATGCCGGAATAATAAGGATCGCGATAGATCAGATTCATGGAATATCCATCCTGATTGATATGCGTGATCGCTTGTTTACCCAATACTGTATTGTAGTAAACATCGCTTGTAACGCCTGCATTATTTGTAGCAGCGTTTCTTGCGACCGGAGCTTCCGAGCTGGTCAAAATACGGATGTTAAAAGCTGAACCCCATTCGCTAGGCAATGCAGAAGCATTGGTAGGATAGTTCCAGTTGTTTAACATTCCAGAGCCAACTAGAGCATCGAAGTCGGATTGAAGTTCTGTAGACGACAACATAAAATATGCTGAACGTACAGGACCTGTGCCGAAACGGTCCATACCTTCGATACCGCTCATAAATTTGTAAGCATTATTCGTATCAAGAGTAGTAGCCACAAGAGAGAAATCAGACATACCCAAGTTCGTTGGATTGAATCCATTAGTCCCTCCACCAGCATTGATTTGTGAAGCCGCAGAAACGATATAGTCTCTTAGGATCAAATCTTCAGCTTGGCGCATTGCTACAGCCAATCTTTCAGAAACCCAGGCTAGTACGCCTTCTTGGTCTTGGAGAATGACTTGTTCATTGATAATGCAACCTGTACCGAAGAACGCCATCTGTGCATCGATGATGTCTCTTTGTGGTACTTGTGCAGCAGGGTCAATCCCTGAGTTACCCAACTGAATAGTGGGCGGTGTTAGTGCGCGTGGGCGCATAAATCTGCATGTGGTGCCACCATTAGCTGGCATTGACACTTTATCGCAGACTGTGATATAGTTCATTGTCGGCGTAGGGACATAGAGCATCGCAGGCGCAAGCGACTGGAGGATCATCGGCCCCAAATTGCCGGTAGTAGTAATCGTCATAACAACCTTTATAGGTGTATGCTAAAAACGACATGACGATCGGTAGACGAGCCTAATTACGTCAATTCTCGATCATATCCAGCGGGGTGCGACTTCCCATACGCGAATTTGTCCATAACACAGGACTGGCGAAATTTTATCTATAACAAAATGAATTGATTTACTTCAATGTTATTGATCAATCCAAAGACTTTCTCCTCTTGCTCTTCGTTCTTTGGCTTCTCTCATATTTTTAGCGACCCAAGATTCTTTCTTCTTGGGTCCTAGAAAAGCCTCAACATTACCAGTTGGCATTTGATTAAGAACATTTGAACAAGGTAAGCAAAACCAATAAGTTTGACCACCTTCAGTAAAAAAAGAGCCAGCTTTACACTCATCTTTACATTTGGCACATGTATTCATTAAATCCTCAATCTATTTTTTAACTCCTGCATTTTCTCAAAAGCTTGCTTTTGTCCACTAGCACTAAAATCACCTTGAGACGCATATGGAGCAGAACCTACTCCTGTTGGTTGATAGTAGGGTCCTTTACGGTTCGCGTCGATCTTTTCCTGAATGCCTGGGGTTTTGATTTCGGGCTTATGGATACCGAGCGCCTTGATATTTTTGTACACAAGCTTTTGTCGCTCGAAACCTTCGGGCATCTCCAGGATTGACTCAGCCAATTCCGGATCTTTTTGAGCAAATTTATCAGCATGTTGAAGTACCTCATAAAAATCTGGGTTTGATTTGATCCAGTTTTGTTTCCTCTCCTCTCTTAATGCAGCATGAACCGCACTTTGAATCTCGGATTGGGTTTGTTTCATAGTGGTTTCGCCAAATCTGGCTAGTTTCTTTTCTAGCTTCTTTTTATCGACATAAGGTTCGTCATCATCTTCATCTTCATGTAAAGCGGCTTGACTTCTAGAGGCTAATTCTCTTTCGACTTGCTCGCGAGCTGCTCTTTCATTGGCTAATTCTCTTTGATACTTGGCTTCAAGAGCACGAAAGTTAAGCTCTTTGTCGTTTGGTTTTATTTCTTGGGGTTGACTTTCTTGTGTCTGTGCGGTCATATTGTCCTTTAACCCGTGACGCAGGGTGGCGGTTAGGATTTACCGTCATTTAATGTAAACAGATAATTTAAGGCAATAGATGAAATTAAATAGATTAGAAACCCATGATCGGCTTTTACATCTCATCAAAGACCAATCTGATGCTGTTCAACAAGGAGCCGAAGATTGTCTTAGAAAAAATCCACTTTCATTGGCTTATCAAGAAAGATCTCCTTATATTTATATTTATGGACATGCGCGAACGCATGACAATGGAATAGATAAAAGATTGTTATGGGAACCTCGTCTAACAAAGCCAAAACCTGAACCAAATTCATTTCTTTTTAGAGCTATTTCAAAAACAGACAATATGGAAGTTTGCTGGGTACTTCCTCCACAAGAAACATGGGGGCAATATAAAAAGGGAAATGTAGTAGATAGTAATGATGTTTCTTGGAGTATCTACCAATATCACAACAACCGTGAGGAACTTGGTTTGCCATTTGCGGATGACTTATCAGATGAAAAATGTAAGAGAATTTTGCTTGATATAGCAAGAGAAATGGAAGAAAACATTGCAGCAAGAAAAGTCTTTAAGCCAGAGATTTTGGAGGCTTCTTAAGCTTTTTACCCGTTGTATTAGGAGCCATAAAACTTTCTCTAATTTTGGCTACAGGATTTTTAACTCCTTGACCATAGAAATCTCCCATGCCATATTTTGTATTCATAGCATGCGCTTCTCGAGTTTTCTTAAGAGGTTTCATTTAGCCTAAATCATCGTTTTGCAATGTATTCTTTCTTTCACATGGTAGAACATCTACTTCATCTTTAGGGTTACCTTTATGCCCTACAGGTTGTCTATGGCCTACACCATAATGCGTGCCAGCATTGACAAAGTTGCTTGAACGCTGATCGTATTGAGGACATCTAAAATCCCAAGGTGTATTCAACCCATCTTTGGGTTTATCCTTTGGATTTTGATCCTTTATACGAGCAGGATCAGGAAATCCTGATTTAGTATTTTTAAGCGTAGTTCTATTCGTCTCGGCAGCAGTATTTTTATAACTCTGCACGGTCTTAGTACTTTTCATATTTCCTCGTAAATAGGGTATAGCGCCGAAACGCTATCCCAGAATTAATTTCTAAAAGTATCTTTTAGAGGACGTGACTTAGCCATGCTTGTATTTTTTACTTGCATTGATTTAACTCTTTCTGTCGTGTCATCATATTTTGTAAGGCTTCCAGCACCTTCTGCGCTAGATTCAGCTTTAGTTTTATGAGGACCATCAGGAAATACTGAGTCTTTCCCTTTAGCGCCTGCCCAGAATGAATGATCATCGATGCGCTGTCCGCCTGACGATGCTTTACCCATCTTTTGACTATCTACCATAATTACCTCTATTGAGCTTTTTAAGCTCGTGTTGTTAAATTTGCATTATAACTATGAGAAATTCCTTCGCAACTAAAAACTAGCTTCTTGTTGAGCCATCTGTGGTTGTGGTTGTTGATTCATTCCTGATCCCTGCATAATCTGTTGTACAAATTTGCTTGATTCAGCAGTTGCTCTGGCATGCGCCTTTTCTACATTTTCTTCTTCAATCTGATTATTCTCGACTGATTCTAGTTGGTTAGCTTTAAGAAAAGTCTCTACTTCACCAAATTTCTGGATAGTTTCAACGAGTTGAGCTAATGCTGCCATCTTATCTTTTGTAGCAAGAGCTCGATTGCGTGTAATTTCACTTAAGCGCTCTTCAAATAGACCGATATCGGCCTCAGCTCGTCCGTGTCTTTCTCTAGCTGTTGCCAAGTTGCTTGTCGCTTTAGACATCATTTCTTGTAGTTTAGCCGACTCAAAGGCATGTTGAATATTTGTGGCTTCTGCTTGGATAGCCGCTTGTTGTTGCTCTTGTTGTTGTAAGTAAGCCATAATCTCAGCTTTTCCTTGAATATTCATATCTTTAATGATCATTGAAGCGGGCAATACTTCTCTACCGAACCGTTCATTGATCTCAAGCATTTGCTGAGCTTGGAAGTTTTTCTGTGTTGGTGTTAATATTCCTTCTTCCACGACAACTTGGTACTTTGCAAATACTTTGCTATAGAAATGAGGTGAAGGATCTTCGCCTATAAGTAGGCCTACTTTTTCAGCATTCCAGTTATTTAAAGCAATTTGAAGCATTCTTTCGCCAACAAGCTTAAGCGCATGATCCCACTGATCAAAGTACTTTTGGAAAACCATTAGGTTGGCAGCCTGTTTAAGCAATACTGTGAGGCTTGATGTCTGCTTATCATTTTGACCAGACCAATTTTCAAGATTGATCCCTGAGGTATTGTAAATGAGGTCTGCCATTTGTTGCGCTAAAGCTAAATCTGATTCTGGTACAGCTGAAGGAATGATTTTTTCCACATCGGTCATCTCATAACCTTCATTAATCAAAACATCCCAGCCTTGTCCAGCCTTCTTAAGATTATCTTCATTAGCAACAGCACCAACTTTACGTTTCCATCCAGCATTGATGGTAGCTGCAGCTATATCATTGTTAGTGATTACTTTATAATTAAAGAGAAATTGTGGGTCTCTCATTGTTCTGACAAGAGATCTAACGCGTAAATCAAAGTGATTTATGTGAGGGTCATAGTTCCAATAATTAGGCACAAATGGGCATTCTGGACCATCCCATAGTGGATTATCACCTTGATACATAAGTTGATCGTTTAAGATAGTAGCAAGTTTCCAGCAAGGACTTTCTACCATCACTACTTCCATATCGTCAATATGGTAGAGGATTTGTTCTAACTGACCATCACCACCAGCAAAATCAAAGAATTGGTTTCTCTTACGGCTATAGAGTCGTTTCTTCTTCTTTTTCCATTTATACCAAACATAGGAAAGGACCATGAGATCATTACGAGCCATGTTATAGTTTTCAGGTAAGAAGTAGAAGTTACCATATCGTTGTGGAGTCCCTGACATAGGCTTAACAGTAGTAACTTTATCTGGAAAACGGCTTTCTGCTTCCTGTTTGCTAATATATTCCTGACACCAGACGAATTGAGCATCTGACATATCGGGATTACGGAAATAGGGGTCTACAAGGAATGAGTTATATTCCCAAACTTTCAACTTTAACTGTCCCTGTGCAGGGTCATCTCCAGTATAGTCTAGATAGGGCTGCAGTAAGTTCATGCCAGCAATTGCTGAAAGCTCACAAGACTTAGAGAAAACTTCGTTTATGCCTTCTTTTTGGCAAACATGTGTCATAAGTCGAGTATACTGATCCGTTGTCATTGGATCTGCGCCTTCCGTAGGAACAAAGTTTATGCTCTTCCGGTGTTGTCTTTGATAGCCAGTCAACATGTTTACTGGTTGTTGGACTAGGTTGAAGTAGTATTGTTGATAAGAAGTCGTTGGACTAAAGTTAAAGTATCGATTACGAAGGTTTGTGATCCAGCGTAGAAGAGAGTGTCGATGTTACTTTGGTTCCAACGCGACTGTTCGACTGGTTGAAACTTGCTATACAAATTATCAAGCCACTGCCTCACATTCCCCTGGTTGGGTTCTATAGATCCATTCCAAGGTGGTAAATATAAAGACACGTAAAATACCTATGCGCTGATTAAAACGCAAGATACATAATAGTGCTTATTTTAGCAAACTACTCGCTTCAAAAGTTTTGTTGCCTGCCAAACCTATCTTTTAGGTATTGATTAGGATTGTGCGCATGTTGATCGTATGCAATAGCTTTATGCGTCGCTACACAGTACCTAAGGCAGTCAATCGCGTGATCATCTTTTTTCATTGGTTCATCATAGCCCTTTTCTGCGGCTTTGCTATCCCAAACATAGGATTCAATTTCACGAATAGTGTTTGTACATTCTGAGCAAACAAAGAGATTGCCTTTTTTCATCTCGGAAGTCATCATCTGAATTCCGTCATCTACTGAGTTGTTAGCATGAACAATATGAATGCCTTTTCTTCTGAGTTCGATCTGAAAAGCTTCGGCACTTGGATCTACGTAAATGTTTCTTACACTATAAGGCTCTAAGAATTGTTGGACAGCTTCTGCAAATTCTGAATTAGTTTTTTGTCTTCCTGTCACTTTGGGATCCCAGAAATATTCTTTCTCCACCCACATTTTCTTGCCTGTTTGCGTATATTTGCCAGTAGAAACACCAATGAGGATGCAGCAAAAAGGATTAACGCTACCATAATCAATACCAGCGATCCAATATTCCGCAGCAATAGGAGGACGATCCACAACGTGTATATTACGATCAAAAAAATCAAATATAGCACCTTCAGCAAGACACCATAGCCCCAAGTAATTGCGCTTGTAAAAGAGACCTGACAAAGAGTCTCGTATGCGTTGTTTATATGTATTATCAACATAAGGGTTATCATCCAAGGTGAAGTGAAGGGAATAATAATTAGGGTCACCTTTTTCTGCTTTATCTATCCATTTCTTTATCTTGTGATTGGGATGTGAAGGATTCATAGAAGCAAAACCCATCGAATGGGGATTACTCAACCGTGTGTCGATCATGTCTATGATAGACTCTGGATAAAGAGTCATTTCATCACAATATACAAGGGAAAATGTTTTACCTTGAAAACCACCAATAGCCCCCTCATCTTTTGCACCTAGAGTTGAGATTACTTTATCTCTAAATAAAAGTTGTCTTTTCCCTGACTGCCAGGTGCAAAAGGGTCTAAAGATAGCAAGTTGATCACTTTCAAGCAATAATCTGATAGCATTCTGATAAATAGTATCTGAGCTATGTCCTACCATCCATATTTGCGAATCAGGACATTGATCTACAGCCTGCATGAATCTAAATAAAGTACCGACAGTTTTACCTGAACGAACCGACCCATGGGCAAGATTCCAATGACTTGTGCTGCCAATGATGAATTCTAGTTGTTTAGGAGCTAAAAGATCACTCATTTTCCTCTCTAAGCATCTTTCTAATCAATTCTTTCATGTCAAATAAAGCTATTCTTCCAATCTCACTATGAGCTATTCTGTAAATTGATTTTTTACCAGAACCCACCTTAAAAGCAACTATACGACCACTTTTTATGGCTCTTCTCACTGTATTAGAGTGAATGCTAAGCTTAACTGCGAATTCTTTTACCGAATAATATCCCTCTTCTACCTCAATTTTTTCCATATATAACCAGCATTTACCTTAATCGTTAAATGTTGTCAAACCTAGATAATTTCAACATTTGTTTTATCTAGGCATTGTCAGATTTTAAATAAAGAGGTTGTTATGCCAAAAACAGTTTACGGAATCGGCGGTCTAGTATCAGTTACATCAGGTCCTTTATCAGGATTTGGAGCACCTGCATCCAATCTAATAGGAGAACTTGGTCAACTATATTTTGATAAATCTACCACTCCTGCTACGGGTTATACATTTAATGGTACTACATGGGTAGTCGGAGGTAACGGTTTAGCTACTACGACAACTCCCGGTATCGTAGAGTTGGCAACTTTAGCGGAATTGCAAGCGGGTACAGCTCCTGCTGGCGCCGTTCCTACTTCTAATGATGTAGCAACCGTTATCGCAGGTGTTGTTGTCGGGGCCATTCCTGCTGCTACAGAACTCATCTCCGGTATAGCCGAGATCGCAACACAAGCCGAAACGAATACAGGTACAGACGATGCTAGAATCGTTACACCGCTTAAGCTAACAACTCTTCTGACAACACCTCCAGCGATTGGTGGAACAACTCCAGCTGCCGGTGCGTTTACAACACTTGGAGCTAGTGGACTTCTTACGGCTACGGCTAGCGCTACAATTACAACGGGTGCCACAGCCCTTAACCTTGCTTCAGATGCATCTACAGGTGCTGTTAATATTGGTACAGGTGCTGGTGCTCGTACAATTACTGTAGGTAACGTCACTGGTGCTACTGCGGTTGCGGTGAATACAGGTACAGGAAGCTTTACAGTCACAAGCACTGGAGCTGGCGACATCGTCTTGAATTCAGCTGATACAGTTTTGATTGACTCAGCAGGCGTCCTTGAACTTAATTCTTCAGCTGGCGTAATTGGAATCGGTAATGATGCCGTAGCTCAAGCAATCAACATAGGTACTGGGGCAGCTGCTAGAACGATAACTGTCGGTAACTCATCAGGAGCTACTAGCGTCGTTCTAAACT